GTAGGTGTGGGCGGCGATCATGCGCGGCTCGGTACTGCGAAACGTGACGTCGGAGTCGGCGGCATAGGCCGGTCGATTGAATCGGCAACGCAGTTGCAAGTCGCACGACTGATTGACGCTGTAGCGGGCGTCGACCCCACCGAAGTCAGCCGCCAAGTCAGCCCGGGTGAGATTCACCCGCGGTAGCGGAATGGCCGCCCGCACGGCCCGCTCGATCTCACGGCGCACGTCGTCGCTGTAGTCGTACTTATTCACGCCGGCACCTGGTTTCCCCACGCCACCCAACCCGGGCGCGCGGTCCTCGCGAATAGCTCCACGTAGGCCAGGCCCGGGTACATCGTCTCGATGACGTCGTAGAACTCCTCCGGTTTTTGCGAGTGTTCGCGGCGCGGGGCCTCGAGTACCGAGTCCGGCCGAACGTTGTCAGCGGGCAGCGGCAGACTGCCCCGCTTGGCAATCAGGAGAACCTCATGCCGTGCCCGCACGAAATAGCCCAGGCCGATGGAGTCCTTGATCCACACCATCGCAGTTCGGTATCGGAACCCCCAGGCGTCGACGAGGGCGATGGCCTGGTCCATCTTGGGGTTGGTCGACCATAAGAACAGGATCGAGTCATCGGCCGCTGGCAGATCGGGTCCGAGCGCGGCCAGCTCGTCGAAGTCCATGGTCTCGTACTGGTCCTCCACCGAACTTGATGGCCCGGGGTTCTCGTACTGCCATGGGGGGTCGGCGTAGAGGATCTGAAACCTGCCTATGGCTGCCAACGTCGGCGCCTCTGCGGCGGCTAGGCCGAGACGCCCGGCCAGGCGGCGGCGTCGCACCTCAGTACGAAGCCTGTCGCGGGCCCACCCTTCGGCCTCGACCAGATCGAGCAGTTCGTCGGCCGCCACCGGCGTGAGGCCCGCCAGTTCTTTGTGATGCGACCACGACAGAACCTCTCGCCGGCGAGAGGTTTCGAACTTGCGCGCCACCCACGCCGCGTCCATGCACGTCTGGAACGACCAGCCGAAGCCCTCGCGCACGGCCTGGGCCCGGTCGCCGTAGCGGTGCTCGCCGTAGGCCCACCAGTCACCCAGCCACCACATGACGGCCTCGGCGGCTCGCCGTAGCTGTTGGCCGAGACGCTCCCACTGCTCGAATGTCAGGTCCGTCGGCAGCGTCCAGCTTGTCGGGGTGACGATGCCGGGCAGAACCAGTTGTTCGCTCACGCCGGCGGCTCCTCGGCGACGGCGCGGCGATTGGGGCGACCGATACGGGTCTTCACGTCCGCGATCCGGTTGGCGAGTTCCTTCGGATCTGGCATCGGCGGGGGTTCGTCGTTTTCGCGTGAGCGCGCCAATTCCGTATCAAGGGATCTAGGTATTGTGTCCGACAGCCCGGACCCCTTTCGGACCCCTTTCGGACCCCTTTCGGACCCTATGGGTCCGGTGGTCGGACCCCTCGTGACCAGCTTTTCCACAAGAGTTATGCGGTATGTGGATGTGTCGCCCGGCCGCTCACCACCCTGGCGTTCTAAGACGAGCTCGCCCAGGCGCTTCAGAATGTGGACCGACTCGTAGGCAGTCGAGCGCGCCACGCGAGCCTGCTCGGCCACATTGGCCATGGACAGCCAGACACGGCCCTCACGGTCGGCGTGATCGGCCAGCACTAAGAGCACCACGAGCACGGTCTTGTTTGGCGCCTCACTGAATTCCCACACCGCCGTGGAGGCCTGGACGCTCACCAGCCCGCCTCGTCCTGCTTGTCGCCCCGTTCGGCTTCGCGCAGCAGGGCTGCCTGCTCCGCGTCGCTCCACGCCTCGCGCACGGTGGCGACGATGTCGGGGACGCCCGAGGTGTTGACCAGACTCAGATCCAATTCGCTGTGGCAGACCGGGCAGATCACGTGTCGTAGGTGTCGGCGTCGGTGATCGCCTCGTCCTCGAGCTTTCCGACATGCGCCGCCATGGCGGCAAAGTCCCTCAGCGTGGCCGGTGGCCAGTCCATGTTCAGCGAGCGGCGCCAGTCCTTGAAGGCCCGGCGGTAGTCGATGTCGAGCGCGTTGAGACGCGCCTCGAGCTCGGCGATGCCGTTGACCATGCCCGGATCGTCACTAGCGTTGCTCTGCTCCCCGTCGCGTGTTCCCGCCGAAGCGCGGCGGGGGGCACTTTGTTTGCGACCGAGGCCGCTCGTCGGCGGCCGGTCCTCGTACATCTCCTCGGCGCTCACCTCGCCCAGCCCGAACAGGTCGGCAAAGGCGCGGTTCTTGGCGCGGGTGTGTGCAGTGGCGGGGATGTCGTGCTCGGGGTTGTTGAACGGGCGCTCACGCATCGAGGCGACGCCCAGTCCCTCGGCGCTGCGCCCGTTCGGGGCGGTAGCGCGCACGAGCACCTCGGCGCGCCAGATATGGCCTGAGTCCGACTCGCGATCGATGTTCCGGTTGAGCACGGTGTCGGTGACGTTGAAGGCGGCGGCCAGCTTGCGCCACGCGCTCTTCTTCTTGTACCGCTTACCTTTGATGGCCTGGTAGTCGTTGTCGTCGAGCAGAGCGACGCACAGATCGTGAAAGGCCCGCTGGAGGGCGACTACGTCGTCGAGCGGCGCCGCGGTCAGCAGGTCGGGGCGCGTGGCCGGGACGATCTCGCCGGTGACGGGCTCGACGCTCATTGCCCGTAACAATCGTTATGTAAAGTCACGACGCGGACTTGGACGGGGTCGGCTCACGTCGCTGGGCGATCTGCCAGGCCACGATGTCGGCCTCGGCGTAGAGAACCGTGCGCCCGCTCTTGATGTACGCAGGGCCTTTGCCTTGCGAGCGCCAGTTGGCGAGAGTGACCGGTGAGATGCGCAACCGGCGGGCGGCCGCCTTGTCCCCCATCAGCCGTAATCGGTCAGTCACGGTGACACATTGAACATTATCGGCGGTTCCTTGTCCAGCGAATGTCCGAAACCCGCTAGTTGGTTTTTGTCACCGCCGTTCCGCCGGGCACCAGTGTGCGCCGGGGCGGTGACAACGGGGCGTCAATTTTGGGTTGGTGGCGCCGGCGGGCGGTCAGAGGAGAGTGTGAGAGTCCCCACACCCACCCGCCAGCACCGAACAGGTGAGCTTGGAGGTGCACCTGTCGGCCCGATTATGGCCGATGGTTGTCTCCGTTGCGGTTGTTCCCGACGGGCAGCGAGTTCACGATGATGGCCAGGCCGCCCAGCAGTCCGATGACGGCCAGGATGTCGCTCGAGCTGTCACGGTTGAGCACGAACACCACGATGGCCAGCGCCAAGACGGCCGCGCCGAGCACGAGCAGCACGGCGAGCTGGCGCGCCCGGCTCATCAGAAGATGGCGAAGGCCGCCACGACGAGGGCGAGGATCACGACGGTGATGACCAGGGCGCCGATCAGCACCTCGTGCTCGTCGATGTCGTCGTCCACTACCAGGACATGACAACGACGTAGCCGTCGCCGCCCTTGCCACCCGCCCCGCTCGACACGCTCGCACCGTTGGCGCCACCTCCGCCACCGCCGCCCGAGCCCTTCGCACCCGCACCGCCGGCCCCACCGTTGCCGCCCGTGTTCGAGCCGCCGCCACCACCACCACAGGCCGCGTCGATCGTCATGGCCGGGACCGACACCACGCCCGCACCGCCCGCGCCACCGCCCGCGGCACCGGCCGCGGACTGCCAGTTCGACGCCCCGGCCACGACGGTCGGCCACAGAGGGACGCCGCCGCCGAAGACCGCATTGGTTGCACTCACTCCACCACCGCCGCCGCCGCCGGTGGCATAGGAGCCGAGGCCGAGCACGAACGCACCGTTACCACCGGCGCCACTCGAACCGGGGTTGGCGCCGCTGCCCCCGGGGAAGACGGACCACGAGTTGTTGCCCGTCCCGCCCGCGGCCGCCGTGCCGGCGGTGCCACCCGAGGCACGCACCACGCTCGAAGGCGCCGGTGCTGCGTTGCCGAAGTTCGAGCCCGCGCCGTTGGTGCCGTTGTTGACCGCCCCCGCTGACGCCACGCCGCCGGCGCCGCCGGCACCGACGGTGAGAGCCTGGGTCGCGGCCAGTTCTGAGGCCAAGACGGTGATGTCGGACATGCCGCCGGCCGCGCCACCGCCACCGCCCGCGGCGGCGACACCGAGCGCGGCGGACGCACCCGAGGCGCCACCGCCGCCACCGGCGACGACGATGACCCGCACGAAGGTGACGTTGGCCGGTTTGGTCCAGGTGAAGCTGCCCGGCGTCGTGAAGCTCTGCACGTTGACGACGCCGGGCGGGCCCTGGGGCCCGGTGGCCCCGGTCGCCCCGGTCGGCCCCTGGGGCCCGGTCGGTCCCGGCGGGCCTTGTGGTCCCATAGGGCCGGGTGGGCCGATGATCTGCACATCGACGTTGGGCGGAGTAGGTCCGGACGCGCTCACCTGCGCGCCCTCGAGTGGGTCGCTCATTTGCTCACCCGCCCGATCAACTCGAGCCGGCCGCCGGCCAGCGTGTAGATCGTCCCGCCCAAGGTCAGCGCGCAGTCCCAGACACAGAGCTGGGGCAGCGTGGTCGACACCGTCGCCGGCAGGGCGAGCGTCACCACGTTCACGCTGATCGACGCCAAGAAGGTGCCCGCCACACTGGTCGAGGTGCGGCTGGCGCGGATCTGCGCCTCGACGGTGCCGGCACTGATGTCGATCGGGTTGCCCGCCTGGTCGGTGACGGTCAACGTCATGGAGAAGTCGTCGCCCTGGTACAGACCGAGGTCGACCGCGGCCGGCAGTGCCTTGACGAGCGTGGAGGCGCCCATGTCAGACCCGATCGGGCTTGCCGTAGAACTGGGCCGAGCCGTAGGTGTAGAGGTCGCCGCCGTCGCTCAGCAACCAATAGCCGTCCTTGGCGGCCGCCGCGATGCCGACGATGGTGCGACCCGCCGGCAGGTGGGTGTCGCCGGTCGGGCCCTTGAACACGGCGTCGCCGAAGGCGTAGACACGGCCGTCTCGGGTGGCCGTGAAGTACCCCCTGCCGTCCGGTGTGCTTGCAATCATGTTGCCCTCCTCGTCCTGTGGTGATGGTGCCACGGCGCCACCGGCGGCCATGGCGATGACCTGGTCCATGGGAAAGCCCGGCCCACAGTCCCAGTGCCCGCCACCGCCCGCGCCGAGGTCGACGTGCTGACAGACGCCAGACGCCCCGCCCTGCGCTTCTGATGCGGTGAGCTTCACCAGCGGGATGCCGAAGGCGGCGCACTCCTCGGCGATCCATTGCGCCGTGTTGGCGAGCATGGTCTGGTGCAGCTGCCACTCGGCCGGTGACCAGGCGGCGAAGGCACAGAGCTCGGCGGCGACGCTGTAGGGGTTGGCGTTGCCCTGGGTCCAGGCCTTGTCGCCGCGCCGCACGTACTCGCCGATGACGCCCGGCGTGTCGTCGATGCCGACGTGGCTGCTGACACCCGCGCTCGGGCTGGCGAAGTAGCTGCCGAGCGACTGGTAGGTGCGCGCACCCTCGGCGGTGTGCAGCACGACCAGGCGCACGCCCGAGTTACGGGCCGAATAGTTCGGCGACCCGATCCACTCTCGTCTAAGCGCCACCGTTCTCCTCTGGTTGCTCGCCCTCGGCCCCGCCGTGGCTGGGCTCGTTCTCGGGCTCGGGTGCAGGCTCGGGGATGACCTGGGGCTCTGGTTCGGTCGTCATGGTCGTTCCTTTCATCGTCGCGACAGTGCATTGATGGCACGATCCTGGGACCGGATCATCCCCCCGAGCGTGGTCGTCGAGCGCCCGACGACCACGTCAACGTCCTCTTGGCCGTCGTCGCCGACGTTGTAGGTGATGCCGAGGACGCGCTGGCTCGTCGTATTCACGTTGAGCCGGCCGGACTGGATGATGAGCGGCACCGTGTCGCCCATGTGGAAGGCGCCCCAGGTGTACCAGCCCGGCATGAGCGTGAGCACGTAGGTCGGCACCAGCGTGCCGAAGAGCGCGACCTTGCCCGCCGCCCCCGAGCTGAGCCAAGGGTTGTCGGTCGTCGAGGCGGCCTGGTCGCCGCTCATGAAGGTGCCGACCGTCGTCGAGTTGGCGTCGCCGTTCCACGACTCGCCCCAGAGCTGGGGCGCCACGGTCGCCGACTGGTTGTTGCCGATCGTGCGCCAGTAGTTCGAGTAGTCGGCCGAGGTGACCTGGCGCTGCACCTTGGACACGCTGGCGCCGTAGGCGAACTGGACGCCGGTGTTGGTAACGCCCTGGGCGGGGAAGAAGATCCGCAGCGCGTCGCGCTCCCCGCCGCCGGGCGGAAGCTCGGTGGCCCGGTCGCCGTTCATGCACAGGGGCTTCACGTCGTAGTCGAAGCCGTTGGCGAGTTTGGCGAGGGCGTCGAGCTCGCTCAGGCAGACCTGGTTGCCCTGGTCCGCATGGGTGCGGTTGATGCCCGTCGACGGTGCGCTCCCGCGGTTGGTGCCGTCGGGGTGCACGTACTCCATGAAGAGCGGGACGTAGCGGCCGGCGGTGAACACCGTGGCACCGTCGGTGCTCTCACAGCGCCGGTAGGCGTAGTCGAGGAACTGGTACGCCATGTTGTCCTGGTCGAAGGTCTGGACCGACTCCATCGACCAGGTGATCAGGCGCCGGCTCAGCATGGCGAGGTAGTCGTGGCAGGTGAACGTCACGACGTGGGACTCCTCGTCGATCTGGTCGTCTGAGGCGTCGACCCAGCCCCGAAAGACCGGGACGTCGCCGTCGCTGGCCTCGTCCCAGCGCCAAGCGATCACGTCGTGCTGGAGCTCTTGGACCAAGGCGCAGTCGCTCGAACGCCCGTCCATGTCGAAGGTGAGCGTGGCGGGCATGTCCCAGGCCTGGACGAGCTTGCGGTTCCGCGCACTGTCGAGCTGGGCGATGATCGTCGTGCTCCAGGTGACGTCTGAGAACTGTCGCGTGTGCAGGGTGAGGCGCCAGCGGCCACGGCCGTCGGGCAGCGGCGTGGTCACGTCAGGTACCCGTCGTACCAGGAGGCGACGCACTGGGTGCCCGTCCCGTTGGTGCCGGCGGTGCCGTCGAGGTAGAGCTCGAACCAGTTGGGCGAGGGCGGGCACTGGGGCCAGCCGAGCGAGGAGATGTTGCTCCCGGCCCAGTCGAACTGGTTGAGGATCGAACCGCTCGGGCCGACGATGGTGTGGGCGGCGCAATCCATGGTGATCGTCTGGCCGGCGCTGAGCGCGACCGAGGACAAGAAGAACAACTGCCACTGGTTGAGCGTCGGGTTGGTGGGCGGCGCCCCGCGGGTCCGAAGCGAGATGCGCGGCTTGGTGACCGGCCCGGTGATGGTGAGCACCGGGCGCGCCGGGACGTCGCCGCCCACGGCGGGCATGGTCGTAAAGGCCGACCACAGCGTGGTCCCGGTCTTCTGCGTCGGGTCGCGGGCGTAGGGGCTCGGCGCGACCCACTGCAGGGCGATGTCGCGCTGGGTCGCGCCGACGACGGGCCAGTCGTAGGAGTCGGGGCGCAGCGTCAGCGTGCGCTCGGGCGCCCCGGGCCGGTCGAGCACGTAGTGGAGCACCGGACGCTGGCTCGGCACCATGTAGGGGGCGAAGCTGGCTGCCACGGCGTCGATCTGGGCGCCGGCACCGGTGAGCGCGGTGATGGAGGCCGTGACGGTGCGCGCACCCATGTAGGTGGTGCGGTCAATGATGCCGTCCTGGTCGGGGCGGTTCGTCATGACCGTGCGCATGATGGGCGTGCCGAGGTCGAGGCTCTGGCACATGTAGCCGGCGCTCGGGTTGTCGAGCTGGATCGTGGCGCCGCCGGGCAGCACCAGCCAGGCCTGGCGCACACAGGTCGGCAGGCCGGAAATTGCGGTGTCGATCGTCACAGCCGGTTCCTCGCCACCCAGGCGGCGCGGCGCATGAAGGCGTCGACGTCGATGCCGCTGGAGAAGTGGGCGTTGTTGACGACCACGGCCGGGCCGCTGGCTGAGCTCGCCATGGCCGGGCTCAGCACGCCACCCCCCGCCGTGATGCCGCCACCACGGGCCGGGGTAAGCGCGGCGACGGTGGCGTTGAGGGCGGGCTGCACGTGCTGATTGAAGCCGGCGGTGAGGCCGAGGCCGAGGCCCTGCATGATGAACTTGCCCTGCTCCATCATCACGCGCGACGGGCTGAAGATCGACAACGGGTTCTTCAAGAAACCCACGACCTTGTTCGCCACGCCCTTGAAGACGCCCTCGACCACCTTCCACCCGTCCTCGACACCGCGTTTGAGGCTGTCGATAATGGTCTTTCCGATGTCGTAGAGCAGGTTCACGACGTCGCCGATCGCCGTTTTGATCTTGCCCGGCAGATCCTCGAAGAACTTGAGAATGGTCTTCCAATTCTCGATGATGAAAAAGACGGCGAGCGCGAACGGGCCCAGCAGGATGGCCAGCAATAAGGGCCAGTTGGCGGCGATCCAGTTGAACACGCCCTCGACGATGCCCAAGATGTCGTCCCACGCCTTCTTCAAGAACTTCCAGACGTCGTCGACGACGTCACGGACGATCTTGAAGTGCGTGTAAAGCAATATGACCACGCCGATGAGGGCGAGGATCGCGAGCACGATGATCACGACGACGTTGGCGTCCATGGCGGCGTTGAACAGCCACTGGGCGGCAGTGGCGATCTTGGTCGCCGCGGTGGCGATCTTCTGCGCCCCCCCGAGCGCCTCGGTCGCCGCCTTGGCGCCCTTCATGGCCGAGCCGAAGCCGGCCAGCGCGACGCCGGCCGTGCCGATGGCGGGCCCGTACTTCTGGCCGAACAGCGAGACATGGTCAGTGATGACGGCCTTCATGTCCTTCAGGTGACCGTTGAAGGTGTTGGCCTGGGCCGAGGCCTGGCCACCGAGGCGGGTCCCCAGATCGCCGATGGCCTTGTGGTAGTCCTTCGTGCCGTCCTTGTTCTTGGTGACGACGACGCCGAACTCCTTGAAGATCCGGGCGCTGCCGTTGTAGGCCTTGCCCACCTGGCCCGCCGCCGCGGTCAGATCTTCATGCTTGGCCGCCGCGAGGTCGGTGGTCGTGTTGAGCAGCTTGAGCGCCTCGGTCGGGTCGTGGGTGGCCGAGGTGAGGACGCGCAGCGCGCCCTGGGTGTCATCGGCGGTGTTGCCGAACTTCTCTTGATGCTTGATGGCGGCCTCGACCTGGTCGCCGTACTGGCTGTAGGAGTGGCCGGTGGCGGCAATGGACGCCTGGAGCTGTTGGTGCGCCGCCTGGTCCTTCGAGCCAAGACTGCTGAGCGCGAAGCCGGCGCCGGCCGCGGCGCCGCCGAGGCCGATCATCTTGTCGCTCGTCTTCTTGGCGTGGCCTTCCATGGCCTGGAGCGACTGGTCGGCGGTCTGGAGCGCATTGCCGAACGGGCCGAGCACGCCGGTGGAGTTGAGCGTGCCGAGCATGCCGCTGAAGGCCGAGTGGATGCCCTGGGCGGCCGACCTGCCCTTCGCGCCCGCGCTCTCGAACGACGTCGCCAGCCCGAGCGTGTCGCCCAGGATCCGCACCATGAGGGACGGGCCGGCCATTTAGCGCGTCCTGTTCGCTCGGGCGATCTCCTCGGCCTCTGCGGTCATCAATCGCACCATGGCGGCGAAGTCCTCATCACAGAGCTCGTCGATCTGGTCCGGTGTCATCCGCCAGTAGCGGCAGAAATGGGCCCGGGCATCGGCGAGCTGCCGTTCATAGGGTTTGCGTCCTCCACCTCGACCTCGACGTCGTAAGCGTGCATCCACAACGACGTCGGGTCGCGGTTCGGGTAGTCGCGCAAGAGGGCGCGGAAGGCGACGAGGCGGAACGGGGCGGTGGTCGCCAGGGCGGCGAAGTCGATGCCCTCGATCTTGGTCACCAGGTCGAGGATGCGCTGGGACGGCAGGCGGGCGCTGAAGGCCTGGCTGACGCGCACGAGCGTCGGCAGCTTCTCGTCCGCCTCGACGGCCGAATACTGCTGGGTCGGCGGCTCGGCGTCGTAGGGCTGGTCAGTCATGCACACTCTCCGCGCTCGTGGTGGCGTTGGTCCAGGCGAACCCGTCGAGGGCACGCTGGGTCGCCGCGCCGTAGGCGTCGACGGCCGACGCGTCGGCCTGCTCGCCGGCGGGGAACAAGTAGCGCCCGCTCGCCACGTAGTCGCGTCCGGGCGGCCAGCCACCGAAGTCGACCGGCCCGGCGTAGATCGCCTCCACCCGCACCGCGGCACCTGAGCGCGACGTTGTCACGGTGACGCTGGCGGCCAACGTCCCGCTCACGCTCGGATAGCTCGAGCGGGTCTGGGCGGCGACCGGCTCGAGCACGGTGCGCCCGGCCTGGCTCAGTGAATTGTCCAGCGCGCCGCCATGGGCACAGAGACGGCCGGCGTCGCGCGCCAGGGCATTGAGGCCGACGAGCTGCGCGCCCGGTGCCGCCACCTAGCGCCGCCCGACGCCCAGCCACGCCAGCGTTGTCACTAACGCGATGACGCCCACCTCGATCAGCAGGACGACCCACTCGGTATCGGTCATGCCTTGCCCACCACCCAGGCGCTGCCCGACCAGTGGGCGCCGATGAGATCGGCCGTGATCACGTACTGGCCCGTCGTCCACGCCGTGGCCGGTGATGCCGTGATGCCGGTCAACGCGGCCAGGTTGGCGGGTACCACCGCCCCGCTCGGGCTGTAGAAGCCCGGGAAGCCCGCCGTCGCGGTCGTGGCGACGATGGCGCCGTTGTTGACCGTCGGCGGGGCGATCATGTTCCAGTCGATGGCCACCTCTGAGGCTGCGCCGGCGTCGCCGATCAGCAGCTCGAAGGGCATCGGGATGACCTGGCCGGTGATGATGGGGTTGCTCGCACTCGCCACCAGGCTCGAGCGCGGGCGCGCCTTGAACGTCGAGGGCGTACCGCCGGCGAGGTAGTTCGTATACGCCGCGTTCAGCGTCTGGTAGACCGCGCCCGGGTCGAAGGACTGGTAGAAGGTCACCTTCTGGTGATATTTCGTCACGCCGACGTAATCGACCTCCGAGCACAGGCTGGTCACGGTGACCAATTTGTTCTCGGGGATGATTTCCAAGTGCTTGACGAGGCAGCGGAGGTTCACCCCGTTGAGCTCGTAATAGGCGTCGTTCAGGATGAGCGGATTCGCCGTTACCGGTACCGGGTCGCCGGTCGCGGTCTGGCTCGCGTCGAGCAGGCCGACACCGCCGCCACCTCCGACCTTCTCGCCGTTCTTGGCTTCTGGGCTCATGGGTGCTCCCTTCTCACATCTGGATGTCTAAGACGACGTCGGCGCGCAGCAGGTCGGTGCCGCTCACGTTGACGTGGGCCCAATTGCGCTCGCTGCGGTCCTGGCAGGTCTGCACGACCGCTCCCAGTCCCTCGTCAGGCGGTGCAATGGCCGAGCGCACCACGCCGATCAGCTCGGCCGCCGTCTCGTCCTGGTCCGCGCCGGCCACGACGGTCACCGCCACGGTCGCCAAGTCAATGGAGAACGCCACCTCGTTGTAGCGAACCTCGGACGGCCGACCGATGACAATGGACGGGGCGTTGAGCGTGAAGGGCGGCTTGGCAAAGACGGTGGCGGTCACGCCGCTCTCGTCGAGCTGGTTCTCGATGGCGGCGGCCAGCGCCTTGGCGAAGGCGGTGCGGTCGAAACTCATATGACCACCGCCATGTAGCCGCCGATCAGCGCCTCGACGTCGGGGTCCTTGAGCCCGACGCGCACCACGCCCATGTCGCCCCAGCCGATGGTGCCGTCGAGGCTGTCACGCCGGCGGTACCAGCGCGAGGCGAGCAACAGCGCCGCCTCGTAGAGCCCGTCGGGGATCGGCGTGGCGGTGAGCGGCGGCTGGGTGCCCCAGACGACGGGATCGACCCGGCCGATCACGTAGTTGATGGCGGCCAGGCGGGCCGACTCCACGACGGTGGCGTCGATGCTCGGCTCCTGCAGGCGCAGGATCGCGCAGACGTCGTCCTGGGTCGGCCAGCCCGTCGCCATTGCCTAGCGGGCCCGGCGGGCCTTGGGCGTACCCGGCCCGTCGCCCGGCTCGAGAGCGCGCTCCTCCTCGGCCGGCTGGGTCTCGGCCTCTTCCTCTTGAGGGGCCGGGATGGTGACGCCGGCGTCGATCTTGGCCAGTGCGGCGGGGTAGCGGGCCACCACCGGGGCGGCGTAGCCCCACACACCGAGGCGGATCGACTCGGGGCCGAGCACCTCCTCGTAGCGGAAGTTGAAGGTGGAGCTCTCGAGCAGCAGCATGTCGTCGGCCTTGGCCACATAGAGGTGGTTGTCGACCGCGGCCCACGACGGGATCACCTGCAGGCCGACCACCTCGCCGGCCACGTGGCCGTAGGTGACGGCCTCGCCGAGGCCGTAGGCGTTCACCGGGCCGTGGTAACCGGTCACGATGAGCGGGCGCCCCGCGGTGTCCTTCTGCTTGGCCATGAAGGCCCAGGCGCCCTCCGAGCACAGCACTGTCCGCGGCGGGGCCTTGCGGTGCTTGCGCACCGAGGCGCCGGCGTCGACGAAGGCGTCGGGCAGGTTCGCGTAGACCGGGGCAGTGCCCGGGTAGGTGATCGTCGCCGCGAAGCCGGTGGCGGCCTCGATGGCGGCCACGACGGCCGACTCGATGGTCTCGTTGTAGGCGCCCATGCAGTCGGCGTAGACGATGCCGTCGACCGAGGGGTTCGACCCGTCCACGAGCTGGCGGCTGACGTCGACCTTGCCGGTGTAGGTCTTGGGCGAGGTCGTGAGGAGGCTCACGTTGATCGAGCCGTCGCTCGGGATCGCGTTCTCAGAAGCTTGCGCGGCCACCACGGCACCCGGGCTGGCCTGGACGCCGATGTTGACCGGGTTGGCCGAGTCGATCCCAACGCGGCGCAGGGTGTCGGCCCAAGGCCTCGCCCCGTGCGCGATGACGGCGAACTCCTCGAAGAGCCAGGTCGGCGGGACCATACCGGTGCCGGTCGTGGTCGTGCCCGCGGCGCGCATCATGACGGCGTGGCGTTCGAGGCGGGCGCGCGCCTCGGGGTCGGCGTCCATCTGGGCGTGCAGGAGGTCGCGGAAGAAACCGAAGCGCTCACCGCCGCCGGCGTCGGCGCGTCGGTAGATCTCGGCCTCCGAGCGCACGTGGACGATCGACTTGCCATTGGACTCGGGCGGCGCTTCGGGCGCCTCGGCCATCGCTCGCACGGCGGCGTAGCGGCGGTCCTCGGTCTCTCGCAGCTCGATCAGGCGCTCGCCGAGCGGCGCCATCTCTGAGCGCAGGCCGTCGAGGTTGGCCGCCTCCTTGTCGTCGGGGTCGCGGTTCTCGTCGTCACAGCGGGTCAGGATCTCGTCGTACTGG